AACTCCACTCATGGCACCCCCAGTCCCATTGTTGAGAATGCGGCGGATTCATAGGCGGTTACGTCTGTGAATGTGTAGCCTGTGCCAGCATTCACCGCCGATTTACTCAATGCAACTCCGTTAGCATCCAGCGGCCAAGGTTCCGTGACCTCTTGCCCATCGGAGTCGAGAATATGCTGCAAAACCGATCCGGGATCGTTGTCAAATCCCATATACCCGGCATTCAATAGTCTCGGTTGCCAGCCCCTCGGATCGTACATAAACTCCACGGTAACAACGTAATACTTCAGCGAGAGAGAATATCTCTGTTTCACTGACGGAATCCGACACATCAGTGTACCGGGAGCACATCCGAGATAGTCGTCGGAATTCACCCTGCCCGCCTTGGTGTTCATCCACGATGTAGGATAGGTCAACACGGCTAATGTCGCTCGATGGACCGGCATATACCGAGTCACCATCAACGGGGGATTCGGCCTGAGACCGTTCGACAGCCGGACAGGGTTATCGTCCACGTCGTAATCCATCACGACTTGGATCGGCTCAAAACTCGATTCCCACTCGACAGGAGCACCGAGAGGTGAACCGTTCGTGTCTCCATTCTGAGCGGTTGGAGCCGCTGTCGAATACGTCACCTCGACCGACCAGAGCGTAGGGGAATTCGTCCGCACGGCCTCCCGAGATATCACCCTCGCATCATAGTTATTCGGATCGGTATCGAACATCTGCGGAATGTACGACGATTGCAGGATGATCGTCTCGTCAGTCGTCGCAGCATCCGTAACCGCGTGATAGGTGCGAGTGTACTCCGACGAAACGAACGCATCCGATGCGTTCCAAGAATCCCTCCCACGCTGAGGAGAATCTTTATGCCGATATGCCGATGTGACAGCGACCATTAGTTAAGCCCCACAACTGGAATTGACGGACGCCGCTCAAGAATGTCGCCAATCCTCTTGATGCCGATGGCGGACTCCTGTTCAGCCTTTAGCGACTCCTTGGATGATCCACTGGAATTTATAATTGCATCACCTCCGGCAATCTGCGATTTAACGAACCATTCTTGGATGATCTGCTCGACTGATTTCGTCTCGGCGATTGGCTTCGGCTCTTGTGGAAGCTGAGGAAGCACGAATCGACGGAAAGGCTTCGTTGCCATCGCCTCGGCTTTTGCCATTACGCCGAAGGCTTCAGCGGATCGAATATCCATAGCTCCGGCGAGAAGTCGGTTTGACTCCCGTTGCGATTGAACCTGTTTCTCCAATTGATCCGCCGCATACTTCTGATATTTGGCGGATTGTTCCACTGTGATTTTGCCTGCATCCTCCAGTGTTTTTATTTCCTTGATTCGTTGCAGGTATCTATCCTGTGCCGTCATCGACTCCTTCGCAAGATCCTCCATTAACTTCTTCTGATCTTCCAAGTCTTCTTTAGCTTGCTTTGCGGCCTCGTCCTGCTTTTCCCGGACTTGCACCTGAGGAGATTCTTCCTTGAGCTGGCTCATCCTTGCTTTCGACTTTCCGATCTCCTCTTCCTCTCGGTTCAATAATTCCCGGAGCTTCTTGAGTTGATTCTCTTCGTTGCTTGTGTCGGTCCCGAACATCCATTGACCGACAAATCCATATTCCTGATCTAGTCCAGCGTTGTTTTCTCTGGCGTTTTTTAATACTCCTTCGAGGTTTTTGGACTGACGTTTCAAGTCCTCAATCGCCGTCGCACGCTGTTCAATGTCATACGCCAAGCCTTTTTGTTCCTCAGCCGCCTTTTCTGTCGTGCGGATGTCAGCAAGTTGCTGCTTGAATTTAATGTTTGATTTAATCTGCTCCTGCTGTTCTCTCAGTCGATCAGTAAACAGTCCAAGATCATTCGCCGCAGTTTTGGCGTCACTTCCGGCTGTGAAGTACTTGATTGCCAATGCCGCTACCGACGTTCCGAGAACGGTTGCGGCAACAGCCCACGGCCCGCCCATCGACATCGCAATGCCAGACAGATTGTTCGAGGACGCCTGTAACGCACCAGCAAGCCCCATTGTTCCGAACACCGAGACTGCGTCCTCAACTCCGTACGCGAGTTGCCCTACGGCTTGCCCCATCTTCGACGTGCTGCTCCTGAATTGAGCCGATGAACGGTCCGAGGCAGAACCGATTCCGATCAATGTGGACTGCAAATGCATTGCGTCCTTCTCCGCAGTCCGGACACCGTTGCCGAATCGCGTCGCGTCGGCGATGATGTCATACTTGATGTCATTAGCCATATTGACTCGCCTTGACTCTTGCGTTATGCCACGGAGCAAATACCTTCCAGAACGATATCTGTTGCTCTGGCGTCTGGTGCGTCACTGTCTTTTCAGTCGGGCAACCCTCAGACTCCCAGAGATAAAACTCGATCCATTCTGATAACTCACTACTCGTCAGATCTGCCAACATCAAGCTAACGCTGGCGTACTTCAAATCGCGAGCTAGCCTGAGATAGAATCGCCGTCTGGGGTTGCTTCGGAGTTTTTTGCTGTACTGTCATCCATTCCATTCAATCGACGACAGACCGCATAGACTCGATGCAATGCAGTTCCAGACAATTGCCCGAGCTGTTCAGCTTCCATTGGCGAGAAAACAGGCATGTCGTTTTCGTCGACAATCGAGAGAGAACACATTCTGGCTCGCATATTCCTTAATGATTCAGCGGTTGCGTTCCCGTCTTGATCAAATCGGAATGTCGAATCCCATGAATCACGTTGAGCAGCGGAAAGTTCCCGAATACGGACAGATCCGCCCCATTCGGGAACTTCCACTATCTCAGACTTCAAGCGACTTCCAAGGATGTCGCTTTTTGTGAGCAGTCCCATCAATTCACCATTACGGAGTTAAAGTGATCGTGCCGCTAACCTTGATCGTCAGCGTTACGGTAACAATCCCATCAACAGTCGCCGGACTCGGCTGGAACGAAGTAATCGGACCAGAAAACCCGACAGTCGTTGTTCCAGTGTCGGCATAGGTAATCAGCCACACCTCCGAGGCCCCGCCGGTCAGCTTCGTCCACAGTGCCGCGTGCTGAGCGTCAGCGGTATCCCAGTTGACCACAAACGTCAACTCCCCTCCGTCGAGGATCGTCGACTGGAACGTCCGCCATGTGTCATCAAGATCCGTCGTATCGACGGTTGGATTTGAAATCTGAGGAGCGGTAATCGAAACGATTTGTCCAATCGTTGTCGGAGTCGCCGAAATCGTCACCTTGAGGGTTGCCCCTTTGCCCGGCATAATTGCCATTGTGTTGCCCTTTCAGACTAAGTGTTAAAGTGTCTCCACCCGTTTGATGAAGTATGTTTGCGTGATTACATACTGACCCGCATAACTATTGTCTTCAGGTTGGTCGTATCCATCGACCTCATCCAGAAGTATTACCGACAGGAAATTTGACGAACCGGCAGTGCCTTTGTACCCTTTCATGGCAGATCGAACGGCATCTGCAATCGCTTCCGCATTATCAAGATCTTTGGACCTCGCCATAATTTGAAATGTTCGATCATCAAATCCAGCCGTTCCGGTCGCAAGCTGATGGCCTTCAGAAGATGAGGCCGCAGCATAAACAATGCAGTCAGATCCAGCCGTCTTAACCGGATCAATAACAACTCCATAAATGCGAGTCGAGACCAGCGATGTAATCGCCGAAACTGATGCTAGATATGTTTTGATGTCCGCTCGAATTCCCATCAGCGGCCCCGCTTTCCAAGTTCCTTCTCAATCTCCTTTTGGAGCCACTGAGGGAACTGCCGTTTTACTGATGCATCAGCGTTCATCACGCCGCGAACGACAAACGGATATCCTCGTACGCGACCTCGGTATAATCGCGGGTTTCCGGTTGAACGAGATTGAACTTTCCCGCTACGGGTCTTCCACGTTCTCTTTCCTGTCCACCGATCCATCGTTCCCAGTACCAGTAAGTGAGCCACTGGATTCGCCAAGTTGAACGGCTTAATCATGGCCTTGCGAGCATTGAATCTCGCAACAGACTCTCCCCCCTTGATCCTCCGTCGTGGATTCTTCTTGCCAACATTGATACCAACCTTGGCCATCACAACTTCGCCCTTCTTGACTTGAACCTTATATCCAATTGCCGAAACAATGTTCTCTCGGCTATGCCCCGGAGTCTTCGTCATCGGGATTGCCGACTGAATTCCTTTTTGATATTCCCTAGCGGCTTTCGTTAATGAACGGCGAACGGCGATCGGGGCATGCACGCCAAGACGTTTCATGCCTTCAATCGCATCAACCGGACCTTTACCGACGAACTTAATCACCTGTGACTTGCTCCTCGCACGCGAACGAAATATCCAAGTCCCGATAGTTCTCCTGCATCGCAGGAATCGGATTCAAAGTGGCACCCCGCCACACGAACTTGTAGCTCAGTGGATCAATTGCCCGAGTTACTGAATCGGCAATGAATGTCACTAAGTGTGACGCTGTTGACTGCACCTGCTGTGCTCGCCACAGATTCCGGCTTCCTTGCCCTTCAACAGATGCCCAGTAAGTAGCCACGAGTGACCACGACGGCTGATGCTGCCCAACACCATCCGCCGTGGTACTCGTGTCATGGTAAATAGCCACTCGTTGATCCCGTTTGCCCGGATCGCTCATATCGACCCTCCCCAACATAGAGGAGAGAGGAGGTATCCCACCTGCGGAACTGACGTATCGATATCGACACCAGCATTCCGACTCGTGTACCAATGGGAGATCAGCAGCAGCATCGC